CAGTATGCGTCAGTGCCCATCTCAACTTCTTTAATAACGGCTCCATCTCTACCAATCATATAAATAGCAGCAAACGGACCAATCGCATTAGCAACATCATTTGCACCATGACTAAATGAGCAACATATAGCTGTGAAAATTTGTAACGATTTAAAATATTCCTCTGTATTAGCATGAAATTTTTCTGCATTTGTATGAATATTATTAACCTTTTCATTTTCCTCAACGATGCTATCTAAATTTTTATTAAGATTGTCATTTACATAAGTAATAATATTACAACAACCGACATCTTTATTTTCGATATCTTTATTGTCGGTATTATTATTGTCAATATCAAATATTGTATCGTCGCTTATGGTATCTAAATCAATAGCAGAACCAATTTTTGATAATACATTTTTTTTAATTATATTTGCAAATGGTATTATTAATATAGAACATCCGCCTCCAATACCAAATGACAACGCGGCTGCAGTATTAAATGGTGTGTCGTCTAATCCGAGACCCTTAGCACCTTTATATATAATAAAGAACGAATTAAGTGTTATTGTAAATCCGATTAATATGGGAAATAAATAGGTTGTTCTATTAAAACTATTTTTACTTCTAAGAATTGTCTCTCTAATAATACCATAAAAAGCGCCAGAAATAATTGCCGAAAATAAAGGTGATATAATCCACGATAATATGATACCACTAACACCTCCTATATATGGGAACGAGTCTTTTGGTTCATACCAAGTTACACAGTTAGGACCTTTTAAAACCATTGTCATTCCGATCATTCCGCCAACACATGAATGCGTTGTAGAAACAGGCATTTCATACATAGACGCTATAAATAACCACATTGCGACAGATAAACAAACACACATACACCCATACATTAATGCTCCAGGGTCGTCTTCAAAACACTCGTAATCGGCAATACCCTTGCGTATGGTTTTAGTAACATGACTTCCCATTAAAATAGCGCCGGACGATTCGAATATGGTTGCCAAAATTACTGCCTGCTTTATTGTTAATGATTTAGAACCCACAGAGGTAGCATATGCATTTGCAACATCATTCGCACCAATGCCCATTGCGGCAATAAATGAAAAAAATCCCCCCGCAACTATAATCCATAAATACATTATACCTATTCTAAATATTATTTCTTTAATATAATATTTACATTTTTTAAGATTATTTTCATTTTTGGAGTATTTATTATCCAAGCGATCCGTAGTCGTGGTTCCCAGTATGCAATAACACTATTCTTTTATCTGCGTAAATCTCTCCACCATTCTTATTTAATAGTAGAGAGAAATGATAATCTTCAGTTAAATATTTTGAATTTACAACATTACAATCAAAATAATTATAAACATTTTCATATTTTCCGTCATTTATATTATCAAGCGGCAATGTAAATCTTTGGATAGAGGGTTCTATTTTTTTAAATCCCGCTTTCTTTAACATCATAAAACCGGTTGCTGCAAACTCTACTTTTATTAAATTTTCGTTATCTTCCTTTATTTGTATTGGTTGATATAATTGACTGCTTGAAAGTATATTAATATTTTTCCCCGATTCATGTTTGCTAACATAATACTGTTTATTTGGGTATACCCCAATAACACATTCTAAATCATGTTCAAGTAAAATCATTACATCTTGTGGTTTCCAAATTATGTCCGCGTCAATAAACAACATATGTGTAAAGTTTAATTCACTATCCATAAAATTATGTGCCAACATATTTCTTGCTCTTGTAACAATTTGATTATTAATAAACTTTACAGTATGCTTAATATTTTTTTCATTCAAAAAATTACACGTGTTAATTAGACTTTCGGTGTATTTACTTGTAACTTGGGAATTATAGCAAGGTGTAGCAATAAATAAGTGTATTTCCTGAGGTTTATCGTTAATTTCTAATTTAATATTGTTCATTTTAAAAATATTCGCACTATATTTTTATATTTATTTCGTTTAATAAATATAAAAATAATTATCAATATTTATGTAAGAGTATGACTGATAATTATAATATAATTTGCGATAAACAAAATATAATATTAAAAAAAAATAAAGAAAATAAAAACTTTCTTTTGGAACTAACGCTCGTAAATAATAATATAGATATTAAAAAAATCATCAGTTTTAAAATTTATGAATTAATGTCCGAATTAAATAAAGATATTATTGAAAAAATACTTATCGAAGATACCGAAATGGAAGATAAAAAAAATATATTGTTTGTTTTTAAACATATCTGTCAAGAATTCGGAATTCCAAAAAAATATATGTATTTGGAAACAGAAATCATATCAGATGTAAATAAAGAAAACTTTAAAATAATCGGCAAATCAATCAAATATGATGATGTTATTGAAAATAGTGAGCAGGTAAATTCAGATATTTCTCTCCTCAATATTACTTTAGAAGAGGATAATAAAATGAATTTAACATATGAATTTAATATTGAGTTCGATGAAAATATACCGATATATATGGAAAATATGTTCGGGTTATTAATGAAAAAAATATTTTATAACTTAAAAATATTTATAGAAAACATTCAATAATACTATAATGACAAGCAACGGGTTTTTTATTAACAGTTTTTTTGTCTTAAAAAGTTTTGTAATATTCTTTGAATATTGGTTTTTAATTTTATTACGATTTAACAGTATTAATTGTTTTAAATATAGTATTAAAAAACTGGGAGGTTTAAATATATTTTATGTAAAAATATTTCAATCATTATCTACAAATGTTAATATATTAACAGAAGAGCAGGTTAATTTTTTAACGAACTATACAGACAATGTTCCTTACACAGATGATGATAAAGATATATCTTTTTTGGAAACAATGATGACAATTTCTAATAAAAATAATGTCTATTTTACGATAGATAATATAAATAAAAAAACTTATCTTCCAGAACCAATAAATTCTGGGATGATTGCGTTGGTTTATAGTGGCAAATTAAACCATGAAAAAATTATTATTAAAGTCATGAGAAAGGATATAGAAAACAAATTGATTTTGGCATTGGACGGGATAGAGTTTTTAATTAATACAATTAAAGTATTTCCTTTTATTAAAAAATTAAATCTGGACGTTGTTTTTGGAGAGAATAAAAAAAATTTATTATTACAAACTAACTTTATAAATGAGAAACAAAACATGCAGTTGATGAGCAAAAACTTTAAAAATATAGATTATATAGTAATTCCCACCCCATATGAAGATTATACCGAATTAAATAAGAATATTATCGTAATGAATTATTTGGATGGTAATAAAATAAACGATTTGAAACAAGATGACAAAGATGAATATTCTATATTGATGGCGAAATTTGGAATAAAAAGTTTATTATTTGATAGGTTTGTTCACTCTGATTTACATGCAGGAAATATTTTATTTATTAAAGATAACAACAATAAATTACAATTGGGTATATTGGATTTTGGTGTTATGGAAAGTTTAAATAAGGAGGAACAGTATGCTTTTTATAAATTCTTCATAAAATTTTCAAAAATAGATAATTATAAACTTCTGGGTGATAATTTTCTTGATGATTTCTCCGAACCGAAGGAAGTAATAAATAAATTATCTATATACGACAATAATACTTTGAGAGAAAAACTGGGACTTATAGCGGCAAGTATATTCAACAAAAATAAAAATATTACCGCCAAAGATATGTATGATGTTAATGCTATATTATATTCATATAACTTAAGACTGTCTAAAACATTTTGTAGAATTCAAGTGTCACAAATTATAGGAGATAGTGTAAGCAGCAATTTAAATAATAAGATATCTTATATGGAAAATATTAAAAAAGTAAGCAATATTATGTTTGCTAATGAAATAGAAAACTTAATAACATAAATTTTATTAATTAATAAATAATTTAAGAAATAAATAATTTAAGAAATAAATAATTTAAGAAATAAATTATTTAAGAAATAAATTATTTATTAATAAAATGAGTTATGATAACGTAAAAGTTAACATTAATCACGATGAAAACAAAGACAATAAGATATATACTTCATTATTAAATAATAATAAATGTATTATTTGTAAAAATGAAAAACCGCATTTAATTAATTGTAATTCTTTTTATTCATGTTCTTGTAAATTATGTTATTCTTGTTTACAATTACAATTAAATAAATATTTGCAACCTTATGATATAGTTTGGCAAGGCGAAGATGATAAAGAATTTTATATTGATGACAATGATGATATTGGTGGACTATACTGGTCGTGTCCAACATGCAGCAATAAAAATGTAATTACAGAACATCAACTTATCAATTGTGCTGATATAAAAAGATCAAAAGAAATGGCATTATTATTTATAAAAAAAAATTAAAAAATTTGATAACATAAAATTTATTAATTATTAAATTGAAATATTTAATAAGTAATAACTATATTAATAAAACTATGAATTTTATATTAATTGACGGAAGCTATTATGTATTTTATCGCTATCATGCTTTATGTGTTTGGTGGAAATTGGCAAAACAGGAAGATGAAACAGACATACCGTTTGAGAATGAACGATTTATAGAAAAATATAAGGAGACATTTGTTTCTAAAATTCATGAAATAGAAAAAAAATTAAAAATAAAGGATGCTATTACCTATGTTGGAAAGGATTGCTCAAGAAAGAATATATGGCGGAATAAAAACATAGACGACTATAAGGGCGGAAGACAAAGTTGCAATCATATGAAATTATTCTTCGATATTGCTTATAATAATGATAATATTAATGGCACAGAAACAAATTTATTTACACAGGCAGGGTGTAAAAGAGTAATCGAAGAGAACAACGTTGAAGCAGATGATATTATAGCACTAACATCAAAACATATTTTACTAAAATATCCTGATGCTAAAATATGGATTATTACAAGTGATATGGACTATTTACAATTGGCATGTGAAAATATAACATTGATGAATCTTAAATTTAAAAAACTAACAGACAGCAAGGCTTGTTTTAATGATGCTAATAAAGATTTGTTTTGTAAAATAATAACAGGGGATAAAAGTGATAATATACCTTCTGTATTTCCGAAATGTGGAATAAAAACAGCAGAAAAATATTATAACGATAAAGAGTTATTTGAAAAAAAATTAGAAACGACACCGAATGCTAAAGAATTATATGAGAGAAATAGAATGATTATAGATTTTAATTACATTCCGAAAGAATATGTGAACAATGTTAATGAAATTATTAAAGATATTTAAAAAAAAATATTTAAAAAAAAATTAATACAATAAAAAATTTGACATTGTTATCATTTTTTGAAATTATTAATATCTAAATCTAAACCATTATTTTTTGCCGATACCGAATTTATTTTATAAGAAACTGATCTATTATTTCTTGTATTAGATGCACTATTTCTTGTATTTGATGTGCTATTTTCTAATAATTTTTTATCAATATCTGAAACACTTTGGGAAACTATGCTCATTAGGTTCTCTCCGGCTAAAACCAATTTTTTATAACCAGATTCTGTATCTTTAATTGTAGAATCTAAATTATTTAATTTTAATTCTGATTCGGTAAGTGATGTTTTAATTTCGTCAATTTCCTTTTGTATATCTGTTAGTTGAGTTGTTAATGAAGTTATTTTATTAGTTTGGACATCTCTCTCATTGCTTATATCAATTCTATCTTTTTTTAAAATTTCAATGACATTTTTTAAATTCTCCATTATAAATAATAATAGGAATTTTACATATAATTTAAACGATTTATATATAATATCTAATTAAATATTACATATTAAATATTAGATGATATCGTTAGATATTGATAATGAAGACCATATTATAACTATTAAAAATCCTCTTGTAGATGATAACAACATTATAAATAAGGAAATTTATAATGATAAATATACAGTGGAAATTTATGAAACGGAAGATGAAAAAAATTGTGTGATATGTTTAGAAATTTATGATAATAAAAAAAATCCATGTATTTTACATTCAAAATTATTAAATGCTGAATGTGATTGCAAATATTATATACATAAAACATGTTTTGCTAAATGGTTAAAAAATCGTCCCACAAACGAAATGAATTGTTTAATATGCTCGAGTAAAGCAAAACCATTATTAACATATGAACAACTTTGTGACGAATTAGTAAGAAAACCGTGTTGTAAGCAAACTGTTAGATGTATTTATAAAATGGTTGTTTGGTTTTGTTTATTAACAGTATGTTGGTTATTTTTGGGAATTTTGGAAGAGCGTTATTCTGTTAATAGTTAATAAAAATACTATTTTAATATTTTAATATTTTAATATTTTAATATTTTAATTTTGTTTGTTCAACCATGCCATTATAATCTTTATCGCTAATGTTAAAAGCAGATCCACGTATTTTTCCATTCCGGTTTAATTCAAGTTCTTCGTCTACAAATCGTATGTCAAGCGTTCGCTGGTGCGTGTAAAGTCCGGCATCTTGCATTGGCAAAACCCACGCAACCTCATCGCTTTCATTATGATGTGAGTGCCACCATCCAGGCGGTGTTATAAATACACCACCTGGTGTCCAATTACACCTAATAGGATTTATAATATTACCATCTGTGTCTATTTCTTTTCCCATAAGCGTATACACATTAGGGTTTCCAGATACTGCGAGATCTAACGCAACGCTGTTGTGTCGATGTGCGCGCTGTGTGTTTTTGGGTGGGATAGAATTCAATAGACTCCATAAAACATGTGTCAATGTTTTTGTTTGTTCACACGCCTTATTTCCCAATAGAACGCCAAGACGATTTCTTTCACCTTCCACGTCTGAGTGTTTAATAGTTTCTATTTCAGAAATCATACTTTCACGCTTAAATAACGTTGGTTCAAACTTAGCTTTTGTTGGAGAAACACCGAGATATTCCATAAGAGGTTCATCATGAACCCAATATAGCGCTGCGCCACCAAAATTATCGGCACTAATACACGTGTGTTCAATAAGTCCTTTGGTAACAGGAACAACAAACAAATCTCCAATTTCCCATGATATTTCACCGTGTTCTGATTTTGTCAATCCGTTTCCTCTAATAACATAAAATGCTTGAGAAGTAGCGTTTGCCGTTGTTTTTATGGTATCGCCTATACAAATTCGCACGAACGAAGCCATAAGATTAGGAGATGTACAATTATAATTAATATCAAGCTCTTTATTGACTTCAAACCCTATAATACGAGTATCTCCATTTTCATGGAGTGTTGGTGGATGTTCGAGAACAGGAATATGTTCCATTTTAGGATTTGCAGCAGAACCATATTCGTATATAGTTGCTTCACCAGACCATTTAATTTCTTCTTCTGATAACATTTAATATAATATATTATATCTTATTTATAACTTCAATTTTATTTATAAATAATAAATAATAAACAATAAATAATAAACAATAAATAATATATAAATTATTGAAGACTTTATATATTATGTCTAATCAAGAATTTAAAATAGCATTATTGGTTTTGGCTACAAGTAAACAACGCGATGAATGGAAAAGTATTAAAGATAGTTATCTTTATAATATGACTTTGAAAACATTTTTACTTACTTTAAATAAAGAACACAAATACGTAGTTTATATAGGTATTGACAAGAACGATCGTATATTTGATAATTCAGAGGAACAAGAAGAAATATTAAAATTTTCAAAAGCATTTCCTTTTGTAGAATTTATTTTTATTACGATGGAAAATATAGAAAAAGGACACGTAACATTAATGTGGAATATATTATTTAAACATGCGTATGATAATAATTGTGATTATTTTTATCAATGTGGGGATGATATGGAATTTAAAACTAATAATTGGATTAATGCTTGTATAGAGAGATTAAAGGAAAACAAAAATGTGGGATTAGCAGGACCAATAAATAATAATAACAGAATTTTAACACAAGCTTTCGTATCACGAAAACATATGGAAATATTTGGATTTTTTTTTCCAAAAGAAATAAAAAATTGGTGTTGCGACGATTGGTATAATATGGTTTATCGTCCAAAATATTTATATCCATTACAAAATCATTTATGTATTAATAATGGAGGACAACCGAGATATGATATACACAATATACCCAATTTTACAGGAAATGGGAATCTTTTAATTTTTCAAGATAATACAATAAAATTACGCAATGAAACAGAGCAAGTCGCTAATTATCATAAAAAAATATTAGAAAAATATATAGAAGAAAATAATTTAATATAATAAACTTGTATGTTCACCTATATATGGAGGAAATAAATTTTTATTATAAATAAATAATTTTACATTATTTTGTCGAATTGCATTTAAATGAAAATATCTATGCTCACAATCATAAATATTTGAATTAATTTTATATTGAATTTTATATTTTTTATGCATATTTTCAATATTTTGTTTATTAAATAACGATAAATCAATTAAACTTCTGTAATAACAATTATTAAATTTATTTATTTTATAAATACCGAAACCACCGAAAGCAGACTGACATTCCATAAATTCTTTATTTTTTATTTCATTTTTAAATTCTTGATTCATTAAATTAATTAATTTTTTGACATTATTGGAATGCCAACAAGAGTATTGAAAATCTTTAAAATTAAGTGCCCAAAAATCATAATAGTTAGCATTATTAAAAAAAAGTCCATCCCAAATATTAACTTTTTTTTCATCTAATATTTCTTTTAATACATCAATATTTATAGGTTTTGATGATACATCATCCATATCAATCATAATAAAATAATCATATTCATTGTATTCATTATAAATTTTATTTAATATTTTATTTCTTGCTCGTTCAATATTTACTGTGCGACTATTTGTTATTGGATCTTTATTAATAATAATATCAATATCATATTTTTGTTTTAATTCTATAAGTTTTTTTAATGTAAAATCATTAGAAACATCAAAACTAATAATAATTTTAGATTTTATAAATAATTTTTGAATTTTTTCTATATTATTAAATACATTATCTAAATATTGTTCACAATTTTTAACACAACCACATATTAAACAAGATGTCATAATAAATATATAATAATAAAATTTTATATATTTATTAATTAATTATAAATATTTCACTTATTATTTTATTTATAACTATTAATTACATTAGTCCAATAATTTAATTTAATTTTTTCCATATTAAATTCATTATTTTCAAATTTTTTTTTATAATCATTAATTGTATTATTCAGTAAATTATTATCAATAATATTCCAATCACTAACAATTAATACTGGTAAATTGTCATATAATTTATCAATTTTAGATGTTTTAACAATTGGTATACATCCCAAAGATAATGCTTCCCAATTTCTATGACAATCTAATCCTCCACCATGAGGACAAATAACAAACGCATAATCTTTTTGTTTGTTCCACGTAATCAATCTCGATACTTTATTTTCTTCATAATATACTAATTTTTTATCTATTTTTTGATAAGCATCTTTTCTATCATAACCTAGTTTTGTATTCATAGAAAATTGGAAATTTGCATAACATTTGATATTTCTATTATAGAATGGTACAGATTTATCTTTAATCATAGTTAACATTTTTTCTTGATCTTGGCAACTACTAATTGGTCCCCATAATGGTCGTTGTGTTAATGTATGATAATCCAAACCTATTGGTATTTTTGTAATTTTATTATGTTTAAATGTCATATTTTGACAAAACCAATGTATAATTCTCTTATCATTAATTAAATTAATAAAATCATTGTTATTTAAAATTTCGTTTGGTATTGTTTCGTCACAATCACCTGAAACAAGTATAAAAGAGAAATTAATTAATGGAAGCATAATGTTAATAAAATGATGAATAGCACTACTACAAATATAAATACTTGGATTTTTAATACTTTTAATTTTTTCTAATTGTGGATAATTAATTAATTGTCTAATACTGGAATGAGGTGTAAATGAAAAAAAATCACATGATTTTAATAAACCTCTACTTGAAACATAATAGTTATTATTTTCTTGCATATTATTAATATTTATTTAATAATTGTTAATATTTAATAATTGTTAATATTTAATAATTGTTAATATTTAATATTTAATATTTAATAATTGTTAATATTTAATAATTGTTAATATTTAAATAAGAAAGATTTAATTTTTTGTTATGGTAATATAATATCTTATATAAATAAATTAATAACAATTTAAATATTATTAATATTTATGTATATATGTTAATAATTAAACCGTTTGGACGTCTTGGAAATAATATTTCTCAAATAATGAAAACGATCAGTTATGCTTTATCATTTAAAATTCCTGAAAAAATAAATTTTATTTTATTAAAAAAATTTCAACCAGATATACTGAAAAATTTTCCAGATTATTTATTTGATGGAAATAATTTAAATAACAATATAACTAATTCATTTTGGGATTATAATATTGATTATTCTAATTATGAAAAAATTGTAGAAATAATTAGTAAATTTATAAATTATAAAATAGATAGTAACATTAATTTTGAAGAAACATTAATAATACATATTCGTGGTGGGGATACATTTCAAACAGGCGATCCTAATTTTTGGAAACATGTTCCTTTTTATGTTTATAAAGATATAATTGATAATTCAAATTATAAATATATTAAAATTTTAGGCGAAGATTATAGAAATCCAACTATAAAAAAATTATTAGAGACATATACCAATAGTTTCATAGAATTTAAAGATGCCGCCGAAGATTTTAAAATAATAATGAATGCTATACATTTTGTAGACTCACAATCTTCGTTTAGTAGTAGTGCGTTAGTTTTTAATAAAAATATAAAAACATTATATTCAAGTTATGAATTACATAATTACAAAAAGTTAAATGTATATAAAAACAATGTTAATGTTAAAATATATAATTTAAAAGAATATATGAGTATGAAGTTTAATACTTTTACGGATCAAATCAACTTTTTATTATTAGATAAAGACCCCCATATATAGTTAATAGTTAATAATAAATAATTTAAATATTAGATATATATTTATTATATTTATTATATTTATTATATAATGACAAGTTGTGATATTATAGTATCTTATTATAAGAACAATCAATTCTTAAAATTATTGGATTTATTTGAAAACAAATTTTTCTATAAATATAAAGTTATAGTTTATAATAAATCTGGTTATGAAATAACGTTAAAAAATAATTCAATACAAAAGCATTTAAATAATATAGGGAGAGAAGGCGAAACTTATTTAAATCATATAATAAATAATTATAATAACTTATCTGAATACACAATTTTTATCCAAGATGATACTAACAATCATATAGGTGATTATAATAAATTTATTAATTTTTGCAATAATATTATTAATAAAAAACAACAATTTGCATTATATCCATCATCTTGGAGGGAAAATGGTATTATTCATCGAAGAACAATTACTGATGGAATATGTGATTTACATTCATTACCGTCAAAAGATTCTATAAAAATATGCTGCGAAAAACATGGAATTAATTTACCCAAACAGTATACTACTGAAACATGTGCTTTCTTTATTTGTCATAAAAATTCAATTTTAAATTATGAAAAAAATTTTTATATTAAATTGCGCGAATGGTTGCTTAGTAACAATAGTAATGGTTTCGTATTAGAACATATTTGGAAATTAATATTTACAGATAAGTCGGCGTTTTAAATGTTTAAATGTCATATTTTGACAAAACCAATGTATAATTCTCTTATCATTAATTAAATTAATAAAATCATTGTTAATATTTAAATATTTAAATATTTAAATATTTAAATATTTAATTTTATTATATTAAATATGAATAATTCCCTTTTAGACGCATTATCTAATAAGAAAGATTTAGTTTTTTGTTATGGTAATATAATACCTTCTATAAATAAATTAATATGTAGTGCTAGACATGCATATGTTATACAAACCGGTACACGATATGATTTAGAAACAACAATTATCTCTGATATAAGTGATAATATTTTAGAAAATTATTATAAAAATATATTTACATATAACAGTATATCTCATAATTTTAGTATTTGTAAAATAAATAATTTTTATATTGGAGTAGGCGGAGTAAGTCAACCAAGTTATTTAGTTGGAAATAACTTAGCACCACATTGTCACTGGGGAAATTATTGGAAAGGATTATATTTAATGAAATCAAAAGATTGCGAAATATGGTCTACTCCTGTTAAAATTATAGATAGAGATTGGGGATTTAAAAATAATTGTTGTAGTTTTGATAGTCAGCCATCTTTGGTTTATAATGAAATTCGGGATATATATTATTTATATTGTAGATATAATCCAGCATGCCAGAAACGTAGATTACAAGTATTTATATCTAATGATATTGACAACTGGCAAAATAATTATACGGAAGTTAAACTTAACAAGGATATAAATGTTTATACAACTTATATGTTTACACATAATAATAAAGTATTAGGTATAATTAGATATTATAATAATGATTTTAATGTTACAAATGTACAAATGTTAAAAGATAACGCAAAAATTGGGTTAATATCATCAAATGATGGTATAAATTTTACTTTTGAAAAAGATATCATAGATAATTATAATTATCAAATACATGGTGATGTTACGCAGGGTCATGAAATAATAGATAATAAATTAGTTATATATTTGTTATGTCAAAATGGAAATTTAAATGAATATAATATATTTATTTAATAAATTAAATAACATTCATATTAATATATAGTAAATGTTATTTACTAATGATAAAATTTTTAATAGTATAAATACTATTATTTGTCCAATACAACTTCACTTAGAAAAATCTATAAAATTAGATAATAATATAACTTATATGTCAATTGTAGATAATTATATATATTGTAGAATTTCGAATAATGATTATGAATTAAACCATTATGAAGATTTAACTTCCAGAATAAATATAATAAATCCATTAGAATTATATTTTGATAATGATTTTAAAATAAATATTGAGGTAGCATCACATAATATGTATTTTTTTAAAGATAAAGAAAATAACATTAAATCAATTGGAGGACAGGGGCAAGGTATATGTTCACTTGATAAATTTAAAAATAATATTTTATATGATAATTATCATAGTAAATATCCATTTATAGATAGTAAACCTTATAATATCAGAATGGGAGGTTACCATAAAATATATAATCCAAATATTCCATGCCCATATTATGCAAACGGATTACATTTGTTTTGTAAAAATAATAAGGATGAACTATTTTGTTTAAATGATAATTTACCAATAATATCTGGAATTCATCCTGGAAGATATGATGGACATTATGGATATAGTGATAATAAAACTATTTCAAGATGTAGAAATGGATTGACTGTATATGATTCTTTGGGTTCTATTATTTATAATGATGAAAAAGAATTATATTTTTTATATCATCGTGCAAATATTGGTACAGGACGAAGAACGATTCAATATTCTACATCGCCCGATTTAATAAATTGGTCAGAATATAATTTAGTTAATTTTGGCGACAATTATAATTATTTTAATTCAAATATTTATATATCTAATTTTTTTAAATTGGGTGATTGTTATATAGCTATTTTACCATATGTTAAAAGAATAAATAATGCATACGACTCTATGGATAATAAACAATATAATGTTTTATTTTATTCATATGATTGTATTCATTATCATATGATAGGCCCAATTTTAATAAATAATGATATAACTAGTATAGAATGTCTTTTAATGGCTACAAATAAACCCTACATACATAATAATAAAATGTATTTTTATTTTTCTAATAAAATAAATAACTGTATGAATATATATTCCTCAAAATTAGATAGATTTTGTTATATTACTAATAAATCTGATAGTGAATGTACATTTCAAATTAAATTAACAAAATTTAATAAAAATAAATTAGTTATAAATTTACAAGTAAGTGATATGGGGTATGTATTAATTCAATTGCATGATAAAGATAATAACATATTAACTGGGTATGAATTTGATTCATTTGATAAAATATCTATAGTAGATTCTTTGGATTATGTAGTTTCTTGGAATAATAATAGTATTATATCATATGATGATATAATAATAAGTTTTAAATTATATAATGCTAGACTATATAATATTAATTAATATTAATTTAAGTATTATTAATATTTATATAAATATTAATATGTTAATATATTAATATATTCAAGTTATGAATTACATAATTACAAAAAGTTAAATGTATATAAAAACACTGTTAATGTTAAAATATATAATTTAAAAGAATATATGAGTATGAAGTTTAATACTTTTACGGATCAAATCAACTTTTTATTATTAGATAAAGACCCCCATA